ACCAACACTGGCAACCGCTCCGCAGCGACCAACACTGGCGACTACTCCGCAGCGACCAACACTGGCAACCGCTCCGCAGCGACCAACACTGGCGACTACTCCGCAGCGAAAGTTGAGGGCAAAGAGTCAATTGCCATTGTGACAGGGATAGGCAGCAAGGCTTGCGGCGCGTTAGGCTGTTGGCTTGTTCTTACTGAACGAGGTGAATGGGATGGGGAAACATATCCCATAAAAGAAGTGAAAGCCGTTAGGGTTGATGGTAAGATAATCAAGCCCAACACTTGGTATAAACTGAGAGAAGGGCAAATAATAGAAACAGATTAATCATGGAAATAATTTTGAATTGCGGGGACAAAATCAACATCCCCGATGGCTGTAAGGCCGAGATAAAGGATGGCGTCATCACCATTGAGAAAGAGAAACCAAGGTTTAAAGATGGTGATATACTTGCATACGTTGGAAATACTGATAACACTTCTACCTTTATCTATAGAGGTGAAGATGCTAATGGAAGTCACAAGTATTATATGGGTATAAATGTATATAAAAGACTATCAATTTCAGATAATGATGCACGCTGGGGGAAAGAGGCACTGCGCCCAGCTACAGAAGAAGAGAAACAATTTCTCTTCAAGAAGATGGCTGAACAAAAACTGTGGTGGAATGCAGAAGAAAAGAGGGTTGAGAAGATTAGGTGGAGGGCTAAAAAACCACAGTCGTACTTCTTTGTCGATAAAACCATTAACCCAGCGGAGGAAGAAGAAAGTGGCGATGTCATAGACGATGTACTTTGGCGTAAGTTTAACTATTTCCGTACCCAAGAGCAGGCAGAGGAAGCCGCTAAGTTGGTTAAGGCTACACTGAAAAAGTTTCACGAAGAAAACTCACGACATGAAAAAGATAATGTTCAACGATAAATATCTCCTCACGCAAGCGGTTCAGCGTGGGGAGAAGACCCAAACAAGGCGAATTGTTAAGGAAGGAACTCCACTTGGCAACTTCGAGGAAACGATGAAATATGCACCGTACAAGGTAGGCGAGGTCGTGGCGGTGGCACAGAGTTACAAAATAATGTATGCCGAAATGATAGATGATTTCGCAAAGCATAATTATCATCTCTTACGAGAAGAAAGTGCCGAAAACTTCAAGAAACATTACGAGAATACCGCAGGTTGGGACAACAAGATGTTCGTCAAGGCCGAACTGATGCCACACCACATCAGAATTACAGATGTTAAGGTGGAGCGATTGCAGAGCATTCCAGAAG